CAGAGCGACCCAAGCGTGCCTGTGCCGTTTGGGAAGTACGACGAGCCGAGCATGAAACTGACCGTGGTGCCGAACCGCAATATGTTCATGCTGGCCGCTGCCGGTGCGGTTGCCATCGCCCGCAAGGCCGACCGGCTCGCTTACGGTGCCCACGCTGGCGACCACACGATCTACCCCGACTGCCGCCCTGAGTTTGTCGAAGCGATGGGCAAGGCGTTTGGGCTGTGCGACTGGCACACTCTCGCGTTGCACGCGCCGTACATCGACATGACGAAAGGCGACATCTGCAAGCGTGGAGTCGAGTTGCGGGTGCCATACGAGAAGACGTGGACTTGCTACGTCGGCGGCGACGCGCCGTGCGGCCGGTGCGGCTCATGCACGGAACGCGCCGAGGCCTTTGAGTTCGCTGGCATCCCCGACCCGCTACTGGAGGCGGCATGACGATCAAGAAGCATTTCAAGTTCTACGCGGCGCACCGCAACGAAGAAATCGGCGGCAAGTGTGCGTCGCTCCACGGCCACCGCTACGGCGTTGCCGTGACAGTCGAGGAGCCACGTAACGGCAGCATCACGATGCTGTTCGAGGACATCGAGAAACGCGTCAAGCCGCTGCTCGACCGGCTCGACCACTCGCTGCTTCTGAACTCGAGTGACCCCGCCCGCGACGCGCTGCTGGCCAGCGGAGCCTGCTGTCGCGTTTACGAAGTCCCGTTCCCAACGTCGGCCGAGAACATGGCGGAACACATACTCGCCGAACTGCGGGCGACGGGGCTGAACGTCGTCGAACTCGCACTGCAGGAAACAGACACCTCCATCGTCACGGTGAAACCATGAAGCACTACACGGTCAACGAGATTTTCTGGTCGCCGCAGGGCGAGGGTATGCGGGCCGGGCAGATGAGCGTGTTCATTCGTTTCACGGGATGCAACCTCCGCTGCCGCATGGAGGAGGCCGCTGATTCGCCCGGCGGGTTTGACTGCGACTCCGAGTTCGCATCCGGCCGCAAAATGACAACTGCGGAGATCGTGGCCGAGGCGTACGAAGTCGTCGGCAAGCCGCCGGAGTGGTTCCTTGCGAAGCAGGACGACCGCGAGCCGTGGGTGGTGTTCACGGGCGGCGAGCCAGCCTTGCAAGTGGACGCCGAACTTGTGTCGGCGTTGCAGGACGCCGGGTTCCTGTGTGCCATTGAAACAAACGGCAGCAAGGACGTGAGCGGCCTCGGCCTCGACTGGATCACGGTCAGCCCGAAGGTCGCCGAACACGCCGTGCGGCAACTCACCGCCGACGAAGTGAAGTATGTGCGCGGGTACGGGCAGGCGCTGCCGAAGCCTACGTGCAAGGCGACCCACCAACTCGTCAGCCCGGCGTTCGACGGGTGGACGCTCGACAAGCGGGCAGTCGCGTGGTGCTTGCAACTCATCAAGGAGAACCCCGAATGGCGATTGTCGATGCAGCAGCACAAGGCGTGGAACGTACGCTGACGTGGCAGGACGTTGCCGCCGGGGCCGCTGCTCTGGTGGCGCGCAACCCGCAGGCCACGACGGTCTACGGCGTACCTCGCGGCGGCATCCCGGTCGCGGCATACACCGGCCTCCATTTGATTGCGCCCGCCGAAGGTGCGGTCACGCTCGACGTACTCGCAAACTACGACCGCGAATCCCTGCTCGTCGTGGACGACCTTGTGGATAGCGGTCGAACGCTCGCTCCGTTTGCCGCTGGGGGGTATCGCGTCGACGCGCTGTTCCGCAAACCACACTCGCCGCCGTCGCTCGCCCCACACGCCTCGGAGGTCACGGGCTGGGTGAAGTTCCCGTGGGAAACGGAACACGGCCCGGAGGACGCCGTGGTGCGTTTACTGGAGTGGATAGGGGAAGACCCTACCCGCGAAGGCCTGCGTGATACGCCGAAGCGAGTTGTCAAGGCGTTTCGCGAAATGACTTCCGGCCTTGCGGTCGAGCCGCGCAGCGTGCTGGGTACTGTGTTCAACGAGACGAGCGACCAGATGGTAGTCGTTCGCGGCATTCGGTTCAGTAGCATGTGCGAGCATCACCTGCTCCCGTTCACGGGCACGGTGGCTGTCGGCTACGTGCCGAACGGTCGCGTCATCGGACTGTCGAAGATTCCGCGTCTCGTCGAGGTGTTCGCCAAGCGGCCGCAAGTGCAGGAGCGGATGACAAACCAGATCGCGCAGGCACTGATGGATCACCTTGCGCCGCGAGGCGTCGGCGTCGTCGTGAAGGCGCATCATTCCTGCATGGGATGCCGCGGCGTGAAGCAGCCAGACGCTGAGATGATTACAAGTTGTGTGCTAGGCTGCATGAAGGACGAGGCTGCATCTCGCGCCGAACTGATGGAGTTCATCTGATGGGCAAACGTGGCCCCGCACCCGAACCGTCGATCCTCAAATACATTCGCGGCAACCCCAGCAAGGAACCGCTCAACAACGCGGAGCCGACGCCCGAGTTGGTTGATGATTTCGAGCCCCCCGAGGAGATCGCCGACGACTCGCTCGCTGTCAAGAAGTGGAAGCGGTCGGTGCCGGTGCTGCGTCGGATGCGAGTGTTCACGGAGGCCGACCTTGACGCGTGGGTTCTCTATTGCCGTACGTGGGCGAACTGGATGCGCGCGAAAGCGAAGTGCGACCAGTTCGGCCGCGACAATGTCTCGTACGAGGTTGACCCGACACGTACCGACGGGAAACTCCGCATCAAATGGACGCAGCCGTTCACGTGGGCAGTCGACGAGAAGAACCTCGCGACCGACCTGCGGCGGCTTCAGCAGGAGTTCGGCATGACGCCGAGCAGTAGGTCACAGGTGACGATCCATGACAGCCTTGCCGAAGACCCGGTTGCAGCCTACGTCAAAAAGCGAGGCGATCGAACAGGGGCTTGACTGGTACTTCAACATCACACGCGCGAATCACGCGCTGGAGTTCTTCGGCGGCTGGCTGCGGCACTCGAAGGGGCGGTTCGCTGGAAAGCCGTTTGACCTGTTGCCGTGGCAGCAGGAGTTGATCGCCGAGTTGTTCGGCTGGCTCCGCGTTGAAGACGACACGCGGCGGTATCGCGTGGCGTATATCTCGACGGCGAAGAAGTCAGGCAAGTCGACGCTCCTCGCGGGCATCGGCCTCTATCTGCTTGTCATGGACGGGGAAAACGGAGCCGAAGTGTACGGCGCGGCTGCGGATCGTGAACAAGCCTCGGTTGTCTACAGAGAAGCGGCAAGCATGGTGCGGGCGTCGCCGCAACTCTCTCGCGTGCTGGAAGTCGTCGACTCACGCCGCACGATCGCGTACCGCAAAGAGGCGTCGTTCTACCGCGTACTTTCCGCCGACGCGTTTCGTGCGGAGGGCTTGAACATTCACGGCCTGCTGTTTGACGAATTGCACAGCCAGAAAGACCGGCGTTTATGGGACTCGCTCCGGTACGGCGGCGCGGCGAGAAGTCAGCCACTCCTCGTGTCGATCTCAACAGCAGGCTACGACCGGCGAAGCATCTGCCACGAACAGTACCGCTACGCCAAGGCGACGCTCGCAAACTGGCAGCACGACCCCACGTTCTTCCCGCTCATCTACGAGATGGAGGAGGGAGCCGATTGGAAGGACGCCGACGTGTGGCCGCAGGCGAACCCGTCGTGGGGAGTGACGATCAAGCAGGAGGACTTCGCGGCAGACGTTCGCGAGGCCGAGGCGAGCCCGTCAAAGACCAACGCTTTCTTGAGATACCGGATGAATACTTGGACAACCTCAGACGTCAGGTGGTTCAAGCCGGAGTCTTGGGAGGCGGGCGCGGTTGCGTTGCGAGGCTTCGGCGACCGCCCCGTGTACGCGGGCCTCGACCTTGCCAGCACGTACGACCTCACGGCCCTCGTCCTTGCCTGCCCCGACCCCGAGGATCAGACCATCGACGTGCTGCCGTTCTTCTGGATTCCCGAGGCGAACCTTGTTGACAGAATCCAGCGGGACAAAGTGCCGTACGACACGTTCCTGCGGGACGGGCATATTCGATCTACGGACGGGAACGTGACCGACTACACGGTGCTGCACCGCGACATTCTGCAAATCTGCCAGCAATACAACGTGAGGCAGGTCGCGGTGGACATGAAGCACAACGCCGCGATGCTCGCGAATATGCTGCAAGGGGACGGGGTCGAAGTGCGAGGATATCCACAGGGCGGGCGTGCGATGAGTGCGCCAGCCAAGACCTTGGAGAACTACGTGCTGGGCGGTCGCATCCGCCACGCCGGGCACCCTGTGCTTGCGTGGTGTGCGAACAATGTTGCGGTCGCCGAGGACAAGTTCGGCAACATTTATCCGAGCAAGGCAAAGTCCACCGAACGCATCGACGGCATCGTCGCACTCTGTCAGGCCATCGGGTGCTGGCTGGGCAACGAGCAGACGCCAACCAAGACCCCCGAAATTTTCTGGATATGATCGCTCCAAACTCGCAGCACCGAATTCTGTGGCTCCCCGGCGAGGAGCGTTCGTGGGACGGGGACGACTTCGGGAGTCGCAGCCCCGCAGGCGTGCGGATCACGGCCGACAACGCAACGATGGTCGCGGCGGTGTTCTCCTGCCTTCGCATCCTCGGCGAAACGGTCGCCAGTCTGCCGCTGCACGTGCTGGAGCGTCTGGAGACTGGCGGCAAGCGGCAGGCCCGCGAACTGCCGCTCTACCGCAAACTTCACTCGCAGCCGAACGCATGGCAGACGAGTTTCGAGTGGCGGGAGCAGGCGGTGTTTCACGTCGGACTGTGGGGTGACGCGTACTCCGAATTGAAATCCGGCCCGTCCGGTTCGGTCGACCAGATTATTCCGCTCCACCCGAGCCGCATGAAGGTTGAGACTCTGGAGAACGGCAGGCTCCGGTACACCTACCGCGAGGCCAAGGGGAACCAGACCGTCTACAACGACGAGCAGATTCTCCACATTCGCGGGCCGAGTGACGACGGCGTTCATGGCATGAGCGTCGTGGAGGAGTGCCGCGAGGCTATCGCGCTCGCCAGAGCGTGCGAGGTTCACGGTGCGAGGTTCTTCGGGGCTGGGGCGCGGCCGGGGTTCATTCTCTCGACCGACAACAATCTCGACTCGACTGCGAGAAAGGAACTCGCGGATGGGTGGAACCGCAAGCACCGCGGGCCGCACAACGCATTCGAAACTGCTGTCCTCACAGGCGGGCTCAAGCCATTTGAAATCCCCTACGCGAGCAATACTGACAGCCAGTACCTTGAGTTGAGGTCGTATCAGTTGGCTGAGATCGCACGCCTGTTCCGAGTGCCGATGCACCTTCTCGGTGTGATGAACGGCGGCTACGGCAGCATCGAACACGCTGGCCTCGACTTCGTTCAGCACACGATCCTGCCGTGGCTGCGGCGTTTCGAATCGGCGTTCACCCGCGACCTCATGTCCGACGAGGCGAGCCGCGACCGCTACCAAATCTCCTTCGACGTTCGCGGCCTGCTTCGCGGTGACGCAGCCAGCCGCGCGTCGTACTATCGTGCCATGTGGGACATCGGTGCGCTTTCCACGAACGACATCTTGGAACTGGAAGACCGCAACCCGGTCGAGGGCGGCGACCAGCGGTATCGCCCGCTCAACATGGGCACGCTGGGTGCCGACCCGAACGCCGCCGACGTGCTGGCACAGCAGCAACCCGGCAGCGGCATCGACGGGCAGGCGGTCGAGGGCGGGGCGGACGCGGCCTCGGCTGCTCCGCAAGTCGCCGACGTGTCACTCAACGGGGCGCAGATCACGGGCCTCATTGCAATTGTCTCACAAGTTCCCGCTGGCCTTATCACGAAGGACGGTGCGGCAGCACTCATCGCCGCGTCGTTCCCAAGCATCAACGCGCAGCAGATCACGGCGATCCTTGCTGGCGTGAATGAGACAGTTCAAGCCGAGCCTCCTGTTGCTCCCGCCCCCGTCGCGGAGGCCGCGAGCAACGAAGCGCGGGCCGAGCCCGACGGAGTCGTTGAGGGAGACTTTGCCTCGTGGAATTCATCCGGCGGCCGGGCACGCGGCCGGATCGACCACGTGATGTTCGACGGCACGCTCGACGTTCCGGGCACCGATGTCAAAATTGACGCGACCGAGGAAGACCCTGCTGCCCTCATCACGGTCTACGAGGAGGTGAGCGGCGGGTGGCGCGCGACCGAGACGCAGGTCGGACACAAGGTGGCGACGCTCACCAAGATCGACCCGCTGCCCTCGCCTCCGGTCGAGCGGAAGTCACAGAGCAAGCCGAGCCGAAAGGGGCGGAAGCGTGGCGGGTAAGTACGACCATATCGACTTCACGCCGCCCGCAGGCGTCCGCGAGGAGGCGCAGAAGGGGTTGGACTGGCGGCGTGAGTTTGGTCGCGGCGGCACGGAGATTGGCATCGCCCGCGCCCGCGACCTGTCGAACGGCACGACCATCAGCCCCGACACCGCACGCCGCATGAAAGCCTATTTCGACCGCCACGAAGTCGACAAGCAAGGCAAGGGCTGGGGGCCGGGCGAGGAAGGGTTTCCATCCAACGGTCGAATCGCGTGGGCATTGTGGGGCAGCGACCCCGGATGGGCGTGGAGCCGCAAACTGGTCGAGCAACTGGAAGCCGCAGACAAGGAGAACCGAAGCATGATCGAGCGCCGCAGTTTCTACGAAGACGAGTCCGCCGACCTCCCCCTGCTCCGCGTCGAGTCGCGGGCCGAGGAAGGCTCCGAGGAGTCGCGGTGGATTGTCGGCTACGCCGCCAAGTTTGGAGTCAACTCGCTCGACCTCGGCGACTTCGTGGAGCGGCTGGACCCCGGTGCATTCTCCATCGTCTCGGAGCGTCGCGGTCGCAAAAAGCCGCTGGAGACACGGGCGCTGTGGAACCACGACGCCAACTTCCCGCTCGCCCGCTATCCCGGCACGCTGCGAATGAACGTCGACGAGATCGGACTGCGGTACGAGTTCCGCGTACCCGACACGACCTACGGCCGCGATCTCGCCAGCAACATCGAAGCGGGAATTGTCAAAGGCTCGTCGTTCTCGTTCCAAGTTGCG